CCACCGCATCTGGCTCTCAGGGCGCGGCCACCGCATCTGGCTATCAGGGCGCGGCCACCGCATCTGGCTATCAGGGCGCGGCCACCGCATCTGGCTATCAGGGCGCGGCCACCGCATCTGGCACTCGGGGCGCGGCCACCGCATCTGGCTATCAGGGCGCGGCCACCGCATCTGGCTATCAGGGCGCGGCCACCGCATCTGGCTATCAGGGCGCGGCCACCGCATCTGGCGATCAGGGCGCGGCCACCGCATCTGGCTATCAGGGCGCGGCCACCGCATCTGGCTATCAGGGCGCGGCCACCGCATCTGGCATCGATGGCCGCGCTCAGGGCAAGGACGGCTGCGCCATTTTCCTCGTGGAACGCGTCAGCAACCATTTTGGCGTCGACCACGGCAAGATCCTAAACGTCTGGGCTGGCATTGTCGGCCAAGACGGTATCAAGCCCGACACCTTCTATCGCCTTGTCGACGGTAAGCCGGTGGAGGTCGAGTAAATGGACCGCATCATCACCCTCCCCGGCGGCACCAGCGTATGGACGCCTGCACAGCAGCAGGAAATGTACGGTCGCGCTTCTTCTCTCGCCCTGTCGGCAATGATGCTTGTCGTGATCCTGGTTTTTGTCGGGGTCGCGGCCTTGCTGGGAGGCTGGCATGGCTGAGAACGTCATCACCATTGTCGTCACCAATGAAACGTTGGCCTTCCTGCGCAGTGCTGTTGTGGCTGGCGACCCTAGTTACATGTCTGTCGAAGGGGTTGCCGCTGACATCGTTGACGGTGCCGCGCGCTCTAGTTCGTGGCTCCGTGACAAGATTGCCATGCATGCTCTTCCGGCATGCTGGCGCAGAGCGGTGAAGCAGGGAGGTCCCGTTAATGAGATCGCCAGCCGCGCCTCGTTCTGGGCTTACGAGACAGCCGACGCCATGCTTGCGGAGCGCTCGAAATGACCGCGCCCCTCCGTACCGACAGCAAGCCGGAAGCCACCCGAGCTCCCTGCCCCACCACAACTGAAATTCTTGCTCTCTGGGATGCCGAGCGTTCCGCCGGTCTTCCTCCCCATGAACGCATCAAGGCGCTTTCCCGCGCCAGTGAGAACGAAATGGCTTCGCGATGAGCAGCGCAGTTGCCGAACGCATGGACCAAACCCAGACGCCGGTTGTTCACGATGAGAGCGCAGCGCTGATCTCGATTATCAGCCGCGCCGCATCCGACCCGAACGTTGACATCGACAAGATGGAACGCCTGCTCCAGATGCAGGAGCGCATCTTGTAGCGAAACGCTCGTATGGCCTTCTCCTCTGCTCTGGCGGATATGCAGGCCGAACTGCCCGTAATCAACGAGCGCGGGCGCATCGAGGTTCGCAAGAAGGACGCCAGCGGTGAGCGCACCGGCGCCGTGCAGCAGTCCACATCATATGCCCTTTGGGAAGACATCAACGAGGCTATCCGGCCTTTCCTCCAGAAGTACGGGTTCGCACTTTCCTTCCGCACCGGGCAGTCCTCGGATGGCAGAGTTACCGTGACTGGCATTCTGAGCCATCGCGATGGGCATCGTGAAGAGACCACGATGACACTCCAGCACGACAGTACGGGAAGCAAGAACGCCGTGCAGGCAATCGGGTCCAGCACATCCTACGGCAAGCGTTACACGGCGATAGCCCTGCTCAACATCACGAGCCGTGGCGAAGATGATGATGGAGGCAAAGCTGGAGAGCCAGAGACCATCAATCTAGAGCAGTTAGAGCAGCTTCGCAGCCTGATCGAGGAGGTGGCGGCTGACCTCCCGAAGTTCTGCGCCCACTTCAAGATCGAGGCGCTTCCCGATCTGCCAGCGGCACGCTTCCCCGATGCTATTCGAACCCTAGAATATAAGAGGGCCCGGAAATGATCGAGATCATCGATTGCGAGCAGAACTCGCCGGAATGGCTGGCGGCCCGCTGCGGTGTGGTCACAGCCTCCCGCTTCAAGGATGTGCTTGCCAAGGGTGAAGGCAAGACGCGCCAAAAGTACCTCTACGAGCTGACGGCGGAAGTCCTTCGCGGCTATCCCGAGGAAGACAGCTATTCCAACGCTCATATGGAGCGCGGCCACGTTCAGGAAGACGATGCCCGCCAGCTCTATGCGTTCATCAAAGATTGCGAGCCGCAGCGTGTTGGGTTCGTCAAGGCCGGCCGTATCGGCTGCTCTCCTGATAGCCTGATTGGCGCCAATGGAGGCTTGGAGATCAAGACTGCGCTTGGCCATATCCAGGCTGAGCGCTTGATCCGCCGCGTCCTTCCTTCTGAACACAGGGCGCAGGTGCAAGGCTCCCTATGGGTAACCGGCCGGCAGTGGTGGGATTTCGTCTCCTATAGCCCCGGCCTTGATCCCCTCATTCTTCGGGTTGAGCGCGACGAAGAATACATCGCGCAGCTCGCCAAGGCCGTGGACGCCTTCACGGAAGAGCTGGACGCCATCGTTGCGTCCATCCGCACCTATCAGGATTTCCGGCGGCAGGCAGCCGCGTAACTAGGGACAGGGTGAGCCGCGTCCGCCGCGGCGAGCAGCATCATAAGCGGCCCTGATAGTTTCAATGGACGTGAAGAAGCAGGCACTGGACGAGCTGAAGACCGTAAAGACGGATACTCAGCTCACCGCCTGGCACGATAAGTGGATGGGGGGAGAAGAATACCTTCACCTTTCCGACCATGATGCGCGCGACCTTGAGAATGCCCACCGCGACCACGCCAAGTGGATTTACGGGGTCGGCGCATGAGCAAGATCGTGATGAGGCGCAAAGGCGCCACGCTCTACGCGGCCAACCAGGAATGGGCCGACCTGCTGGCAGAGTTGCCGGAAGGCTGCGACCTGAATGTGACCGCCACTCGCGCCCGCTCCTTGTCCCAACTCGGCACCTATTGGGGACTTCTGAACTGGGTATGTGCGAACGTGGACGCGGCTGCTGAATGGCCGACTAAGGATGAACTATCGGACTTCTTGCAGCTTCAGGCTGGGTTCGTTCGGCATATTGCCATTCCTCAGCCAAAGGGCGATCCGATCTATGTACGGGTGCCGGCCTCGAAGTCGTTCTCGGAATGCTCGCAGGATCGCTTCAACCGCTATTTCGAAGCGGCCCTGATCGAGCTTACCGATCTGTGCGGATACGAGCCACTTCCCGTCTATCTGGAATGGATGGCTGATCGCGGACGGAGAGCGGCATGAGAGTTCTTGTTTGTGGTGGCCGCGACTATTCCAACAAAGACCGCGTGTTCGATGTGCTCGACAAGCTGCACGACGAAGCTGGCATTTCATGCGTAATCCAAGGTGGCGCAAAGGGCGCCGATTATTTCGCCGCATGGTGGGCTGATAAACGCCGAGTCCCCGGAGAGACCTACGCGGCTGATTGGGAGAACCAAGGCAGCTTCGCTGGGCCGGCGCGAAATACGCGCATGCTCGAAGAGGGCAGACCGGACGTGGTCATCGCCTTCCCTGGCGGACGCGGCACTTCTGACATGGTGCGAAAGGCGCGTCGGGCTGGCGTTGACGTTGTGGAGATCGCTCCATGACCCCGCGCTCTCGCCCTGAATGGGTCGGCAAGCGCCCAGAAAGCATGCCGGGCACCGATGTGCTCCTGCGCCTTTATTCACGCCAGAACGGCCTATGCGCCTGCGGTTGCGGCCGGGTGATGAACCTCAACCGCGACAAGGTGGATTGCGACCACAAGCTTCCGCTGCGCGACGGCGGTATGAACGTGGAATCCAACCTCCAGCTCATGCTTCGCGAGCATCACATTGCGAAGACAAGTGAGGAGAACAGCGGCAGGGCCAAGGCCAAGCGCTACCAGGCTCGGGCTTTCGAGCGCCGCGCGTCCTTTCAGAGCCGGGGATTCCCGAAAGCACAACCACAGCATTCAGCAACCGCGCCCCTTTCCAAGGGCGTCGGCATTGGCTTCCATGAAGGGGACTAAGATGAAGGCATTCACGTTCGTTTTCGCGGTTGGCGCGATGGCCAGCCTCGCATCATGTAGCGATGCAGATGTTGCTTCCTCAAACCTGTCGCGTGCCGCTGACCAGTTCGAAATCAATCGGCGGATCGTGTTTTATAACGGCATTACGGGCGAATACATGCTGACCGTTGAGGGGCTTTGCTCGCTTGGCAACGCCGACAAGGCGCGCGAAATCACTGTCACATGCAAAACCGGTCCCGGTCAGTACAAGAAGCACTTCCTTGGGCTCTCGGACAACGTGACCTATTTTGCTGAGCAGATCGATGCTGCGAACGTCAGCGCCTATCACTACCGGGTAATCTTCAAGCCCTCTGTGATCATTCCCGATCTGGATATCCGCTGATGCCCCGCCCCTCACTCCACTCCCTTCTGGAGCGCGTCAGGAGCGCGGAGAAGGAGCCGAACTGGCGCGATGTGCCAGAGGATATCCGGGCGATGATCGATGCTTCCATAGTGGCATATGCCGGCCATCGTTCCTTCAGTCGGCGCCGTATGATGTGCGCGGCCTACGCAGCCGGCCTCTCCGCCAAGCTTTCCATGGAGGAAGACAATGCAGAAGCCTGACGATATCCCGGAGGACGTATGGGAGACTGCCAGCGAATGCGTTGGCGTCGGCGGTGGATATGAGCTTCGCGGCGTTC